GAGTCTTATGGGTATGCCAAGGGCATCTGTAACACTCTGGATATGAAGAAAGATATGCTTGTCCAGCTTTCCGCTAACAGTCGGCAGGAATCCAAGCTTTACCAATAATAATTGTTAGCACTCAATTGCAGAAATAGCCTAAAGGAGAATACAATGGCAAAGACACTAGCAGAACTACGCGAGATGCACAAGAACATGAACTCGGACACTAAGAAGAGCGGCGGCTCGTCTAACGGGTTCTGGTCACCTCAAGAGGGTGACAATATCGTTCGATTCCTTCCCGGTAAGGAAGACCCCTTGGATTTCTTTGTGGAAACTAAGCTCCACGCCTACCAGGATGATGATGGTAAGTGGAACTACTACAAGTGCCGTCGCACTGAGCACGAGAAGTGCCCGATGTGCGAGCTTTACTACGACCTCTGGAAGCGTCACAATGAAGCTGGTGGTGGCCGTGATGATGAGAGCAAGTTTGCGACCATGGCTCGCATGATTAAGCCTCGTCCTCGCTACTACAGTGCCGCTGTAGTTCGTTCTCTTGAGGAGCGTGGTGAAGACCCGGTAAAGCTCTTGAGCATGAGCAAGCAGCTTTTTGATCGTGTCATGCAAACCATGATCAATCCAGAGTTCCAGGATGAGGATGATCCTGACAACACGACGATGATCTCCCTTGATAGAGGGAATGACTTTAACATTCGCGTTACGAAGCAAGGTCAGTGGCCTAGCTATGTTGAGTCTGCGGGTAAGTACAAGAAGACCCCTGCGGCCAAGACTGAAGCCTTGATTGCTGAGTACATGGATAACAATTTGAACATCAAGTCTCTCGGTGAGATTGATAGCTACGAAAAGGGCAGGGAGATTACTATGTCTCTCGAAAGCTCTCTTAACCCCGTCAAAACTGAAAGCTCCCCACCCTGGGGTAATGACGAGGGAGGTTTGCAAGTATGATGAATATTAAGAAGTTTTGGTTGACAGGTCTGCTCGCTGCGATGATGGGCCTGATGTGTGCGTCCTGCGCTCTCGTTGAGAGCGTGTTCGCTGATAAAGTCGTTACCACCATTGGTAACGTGAAGCCGGAAGCTCGTGCTGAGGCGGTTCCTGCCGACCTTGGTATGCTTCCGCCGGAAGTTGCTAGCAAGATGGCTAGCACTGGTGAGACCCTCGTGGTCGTAGATAAGGGTGACATTCTGGACCCTACAGGTGATGTTGTAGATATCATGGATCCAGGTTCGGATGCTCTTGATTCGGTTGTTAGTATGGGGTTAGGTGCGCTTAACTCGGTCTTCCCTGGGGTGGCCGCTCTGGAAGGCTTGGGACTTCTGTTCTCGAAACGAAAGAGAAAGCACTATGGCACGGCTGTGAAAGCTGCGGTTCCCGGTAATGGTAAGGTGGAACTGAAAGATGCCGTACTCTCGATTGGTAAGGCTATCGGAGTGGCCCACAGTTCGGACGGGTCGAAGAAGGTCTTCGAGGAAGAAGTGAAGAAGCCTACGGCTTCGGCATAAAAAACTAGTTGGATCATTCATAGTTTTCTAACCCAGGTCTTCGGATCTGGGTTAGTTTTTTTATATACACAGAGCTATAATGGTTTCATGCGTAAATTGAAGATACTAGTCGTATATGCAAATCATGGAGGGTGTAGTTATTACAGGCAACTATCTCCCATGAAAATGATGCAAGAAGAGATTCCTGATAAGGTTGAGATTAGATATACGGACAACCCCTTAGAAATTGTCCCAGAGAAGAACTACGCCCCTCCTGAGGATAAGCTCAAGGACATGAATTGGGCTGACATTGTCTTCGTTGCTAACATCCTGAAGTGGGGAGGCCCTTATACCGCTCGTGTCGTAGGTATAGCTAAGAAGCTTGGGAAGTTTGTTCATTTTGATACAGATGATTTGCTTACGGACTTGTATAAAGAGCATCACTTATACAAAACTTATGAAGACAATAAGTTGGGTGACATCACTAAATTTTGCTACCATAATGCAGATTTAGTCACTGTTACGCAGATGAAGTTTGCAGATAGAATTAAACCGCTTGTTGGCAAGTGTTTAGCCGTCGTAAAAAATGTTATTGACTATTCTCTTCCTGCTTGGAACCATCCTAAAACTAAAGCAAAGTACACTCGCGTAGGTTATGCCGCAGGCATCCACCACCGAGGAGATGTAAAGGTTTTTAATGCCATTCCTCACTTGGTAAATCAAAAGGTCGGCAGGGAAAATGTTCAGTGGAACTTCTATGGGCATCCGCCTCCCGATCCTAATAAGGATAAGAATAGCTGGGAGGCTAAGGTATGGCCTGAGTATATGTCTCAACTTCTCAGGGGCTTCAAGGGGCATAAAAACTATAACATCCACTACGCATTACCCCCAGACGCTTACGGAAGATATTATGCTGACATGGATGTCGCGATAGCTCCCCTTCAGATGAACAACTTTAACGACTCAAAGTCTGATATTAAAGTTGCAGAGTGTTCCAGGTATAAGATCCCACTGGTTGCTAGTAACGTAGGTTGCTATGAGGACACTATCATTAATGGGGAGACTGGGTATCTGATAGATCCAGACGCTCCAAAGAGTGAATGGATAAAAATTCTTAGTAAACTCTGCAAAGATAAAAAGCACCGCATTGAGCTTGGTATGAATCTAAATGAGAGGACTAAGAATCTTTTTGATGGTCGCAAGCAAGTAAATCTGCGGTACGACCTATACATGCAAGCAATGAAAGATACGGGGCATAAGTTAAATGATTAAAGTTGCAAGTGCATGGGGAGCGGTTGGTGGCTCGACAATTGCGTTAAACAATCTCGTAAACCTTTTTAATTCAAAGGGTTACGATGCCTGTTTGTATACACCTGGGTATAAGCAAGGTAGTGATAGTAAATGGGAGGGTATTACTTGTCGATGGAGTCATCTAGACAGATTGAGTTTCAACCCTAACGATGTCTTGATCTATCACTTTTTAAAGATGACCAATCGACCTCCGGTCAAAAAGTTAATTTTGTCTTGCCATGAGACTAACTTGTTCCCTTTAAAAGAAATGCCAGACTTGTGTTACGACAACATTCAGTTTGTTTCTAAGTTTCAAAAGGACTGGCAAGGTGTTGATGGTTGGGTGATTCCAAACGTTATAACCAAGTACGAAAAGGGCGAGACCAGAGATTCGGATAAGGTTGCAGGCATCATAGGTAGTATTGATCCTCATAAGTGTGTCCACGAGTCCATACAACGCGCTCTAAGGGACAAAGATGTCTCAAAGGTCATAATCTACGGGTCAGTAAGTGATCCCGTTTATTTCAGCCAAGAGGTTGTTCCGTTACTGAGCCAAGATGTTGTTTATTGTGGCATCTCAACTGACATGCAAAAAGTTTACGATCAAATTGATGTTGTTTATTCATCATCGAAAAGAGAGTGTTTGCCTATGATTCAAGGCGAGTGCCTGAAGATGGGTATAGAATACAGAGGTTACGACTTCAATACTCGTGGACCTGGAGATTATGAATGTGACGATAATGTCATCATGGAGAAATGGAAAAGATGTTTAGAATTATAACCACTTGTTACAACGCGGAGAAATACATTAAAAAATGCTTAGAGTCTATCCAGGCCCAAAAGCGAAGAGATTGGATTTGTTACGTTGTTGACGATGTATCCACTGATAGATCTAGGGACATAGTTTCTAAGATTGCGTGGTCAGACCCACGTATTGTACTCATTTCTAATAAGGAAAAACAATATCAGGTTGGGAACTACTCAAAGATTATGGGTAGGCGCGATATAAACGATAATGATATTTGTATAACCCTTGACGGAGACGACTGGTTTCCTCATGAAAACGTATTAGATGAAGTTTCGGATGCGTATGACAATGGCGCTTGGATTACCTACGGTCAATTCATTCAATGGGATGGTAAAAACTACCAGCTTGGTTTCGCGCAAAGCCCTGTGCTTTGGCAGAACCTTAGAGCCGAGAGGTACACGACCACTCACCTCAGAACATGGAAAGCTTTCTTATGGAGAAAGATAGAGCCTAGAGACCTTCTCAGGGACAATGGGCACGTAATTAAAGCGGGTGGTGATACGGCCTTTATGTATCCAATGCTAGAAATGGCAGGACCTTATCGTTCAACCTACATCCCTGTGCCTTTGTATGTTTATAACGTAGAGACTCCTGATAATGTTCATAAGCATAGCTTAGAGGAGCAGCATGCTACGGCTTCGGAAATCAGAGCAAGAACTCCCTATGAGCGACTTCTGGATAAATAATATCAATGACGTTGGTGGTCCTAATATATTCGCGACCAGACTTAGGGATGCTCTTGTAGCTAAGGGACATCACTTCATAACTAAACAGCCTACGCGACCTTTTAACAACATTTCAGTTATTACTGGGAATTATTTCCCACAGTGTAATAACTTGCTAAGATTAGACGGTCTATACTTCGATGAAAACAATCCAAACTGTGATAGGTTGAACTATCCTATTTTTCGTTGTTACGAGACGTTTGATAAGATCATCTTTCAATCAGACTTTTCAAAGAAAACATATGAAGCCTTTACAGGTATAACGAAAGAAAACGCGGTTATCCGCAATGGAGTCCCAGACTCTTTCAACCCATCCGTAACTCCTATAATCCCTCATGAGCGAGCAAGTAGCTACTCTAAGGTTTGTATCACTTCCGCTTCTTGGAGGCGTCATAAGAGGTTAGAGGAGCTTGTAGATGCATTCAAGAGCCCTAAGCTTAAGCACGTTTGTTTGTTGGTCTTAGGGGGTCTAGATTATGACATTGAAACTAGTGTCCCAGACAATGTCATAATGATGAAGAAATATCCTCACAGGGACCTTCCTACTGTCTACGCATATGCTGACGCAATGCTATTTATTTCGTGGTTAGACTCTTGTCCAAACACGGTTGTCGAGGCTTTAGCTTGTGGAGTTCCTGTAATGTGCTCTCACAATGGAGGCACGCCTGAGTTAGTTAAAGATAATGGTGTTATATTAAAGCTAGAGGAGGACTATAACTACGGAGAGAAGGTCCCTTTATACAAACCAAAGAAAGTAGACTTGAATGAGGTTGTAAGAGGTATTTTGCAAGTGTTGGAAATGCCTAAGGGATTCTCAAGACCTGATTTACACATTGATCAAGTAGCCTTTAATTATGAAAAACATTTCAACTAAGATCAAAGATCTTCTAGAAGACCTTAGCGAAGATAACAATTTGCTAAAGTACATGTATAACAGATCTAAGGAATTCATTCCTGGGAAAACATCCGTTTACTACTCTGGTCCTTTTTGGGATGATGAAGAACTTCATGCTGCGATTAACACCTTAATTTCAGGTAAATGGTTGTCTTCTGGTGAGAACGTTCACAAATTCGAATCTCGATTCTCAAAGAGGTTTAATCAAAGACACTCTGTAATGGTGAACTCGGGTAGCTCTGCAAACTTAGTTGTTGTCGGTGCTCTTAAAAGAGTTCTTGGGTGGAAGGATGGCGATGAGATTCTGATGTCGGCTGTAGGATTTCCTACAACGCTCTCACCAGTTATGGTCTTTGGTCTGAAGCCTGTGTTTATTGACATTGAGCTAGATACTCTCAACTTAGACCTCAACCTAATTGAAGAGAAGATCACTAGTAAAACGAAAGCCTTGTTCCTTTCTCCTGTTTTAGGGAACTCGGTGGACATGGATAAGCTCATGAGTATTTGTGAGAAGCATAACTTAGAGCTTATCCTAGATAACTGCGACAGCCTTGGCAGTAAATGGAAAGGGAAACTCCTCTCGGATTACGCGATTGCCTCTACTCACTCGTTCTACCCAGCGCACCACATTAGTACTGGAGAAGGGGGTTTAGTATCATCTAACCGAGAGGATATTGTCTCAACCTGCCGCAGCCTAGCGTGGTGGGGTAGGGATTGTTATTGTGTTGGTGCCGCTAACTTAATCCCAAACGGAACCTGCTGTAATAGGTTTGATAAATGGCTTGATGATTATGATGGCATCATTGATCACAAATATGTTTACACAAATATTGGATTTAACCTGAAGCCTCTGGACCTCCAAGGTGCTATTGGAGTTGTTCAGTTAGAGAAGGTTGACATAATTCACGAAAAGAGAATGAAGCATAAGAAAATGATGCAGAACATTCTACTGAATCGTATCAAGGGGATCAGGATCCCCGATGAGTTAGAGCACGCTGAGACTTCTTGGTTTGGAGTCCCAATCATCTGTAAGGATAAGCATCAAAAAGCAAAACTTGTAAACTTGCTGGAGAGTAACAAGATCCAAACCAGGAATTACTTCGCGGGTAACATCTTGATTCACCCAGCTTACAAGCATCTTGATGATTTTAAGAAGTATCCCAATTCAAATCAAGTGTTGGATAGGGTGTTCTTCTTAGGGTGTCCTCCTCACTACACACAGGACACCTTTGATTATATTGACTCGGTATTAAAAAATGAAACATATAACTTATGATACTAACAAATACCCATTCAGAAAAGCTATTGAGGCTTTGGCGGGTGTAACTGATCTAGAGAACATTCACGAAGGAGAGGACTTTAAGAAAAGGTTTACATGGGATATCGAACAAGCTACTCCATTCCATAAAAACGTCTACAGCAAGGTTAGAGGTAGTAAGTTTATTGAGTTATACAAATCCTTTATTAAGGAGTATCTAAAGCCTTTATTCTCTGACGATACAATCGTGTATCAAGTAATTCCTACTTTTAGGGTTCATTACCCTGAGAATGTAGGTGTTCAGTCTTGGCACAGGGACAGAGATTACAATCACAACCCTAAAGAGATTAATATCTTTATGCCTTTCACGGCAGCTTACGGTACAAATGCTGTTTGGTATGAGAGTGAAGAGGGTAAAAAAGACTTTTCCCCTATTGAAATGGATTACGGGACTGTTGCTTTTTGGAACGGTGCCAATCTATTACATGGTAATAAAGTTAATACGACGGGTGTGACTAGAGTTAGTTGTGACTTCAGAGTTATGAACAGATCGGACTTTGAAGAACCTAAGGGAGATAGTGTGATTAGCGGAACCAAGATGACTCTTGGTAACTACTACGAGGAGATTTAGGTATGCTTTCGGTATACGGGGGAACAGGGTTCGTAGGTAAGGAGTTCTGCAAGCAGTTCGCTGATGACGTTTATGTGGTGCCTAGGGGTCAAGATGACCCGCATCCGAACACTACACAAGTTTTATACTTGATAAGTACGGTAGATAACTACAACGTACTCACGGATACTCAAGTTGACATACAAACTAATTTGAGTAAGCTGATGAGAGTTTTAGAAAAATGCAAAGACAAGGAAATAACCTTTAACTTTGTAAGTTCTTGGTTTGTTTATGGGGATTGCCAACTCCCTGCGAAGGAAAGTTACCCTTGCACCCCAACAGGATTCTATTCAATCACTAAGAAATGCGCTGAAGATCTTTTAATTAGTTTTTGTAAAACTTGGAAAATTAATTACAGGATATTCAGACTAGGTAATGTGTACGGCCCAGGGGATAAGAAGGTCTCTGCCAAGAAAAATGCACTCCAATTCTTAATTAATAAGTTGAAAAATCATGAGGATGTTTCCTTATATCACGGTGGTGAGTTCTTCAGAGATTATATTCACGTTTCAGATGTTTGTAGACTAATGATGTCTATGCTGCGTGACCCGGAAGTTAATAACATCGTAAACATATCCAGCGGGGAAAAGACTAAGTTTATTGATGTAATGAACTATTGTAAAGAAAAGCTGCTTTCTAAAAGTAAGTTCATTCCTGTGGAACCTTCCGACTTTCACAAAATTGTCCAAGTTAAAGACATGTGGATAGATACACATAAACTTAAAGAAAAAGGACTTTCGGCACACTATAATATCTGGGAGGGGTTAAATACGTTACTATGAACAGTTTTTCAATAATTCTTATATCCTATAAAACCAAAAACTTGGTGGATATTGCTATTAGAAGTTTTGAAAAGTATAAACCAAAGGACTTCACTTTAAACTATTACATAGTCGAAACCTCTGATGATACTTCTTATCAAGACTTTGTTCAAAACCTAGCAAGCAATGTAACCTTTATAAGCTACCCAGAGGCAGAAAAAAAGCAGAGAAAGATTGCTCCCGTAGGAGGCTCCTTCGCTAATGGCTATGGCATTGAACTAGGCAAGGAACATGTAGTGGATGATTACACCTTTGTGTGCCACTCGGACATCTGTATCACTAGCCCTTCCTTTTTTGATGAGCTTAAGCGCAAGGTTGATGAGGGTTACAAGTTAATAGGCATGTCTCACGATGCGTCAAGAATTAAGGCTGCACACCAGTCTGGGTTGCTAGTCAGTTCAGATATTTTGAGAAAGTGCAATACGTTACCTCAGCTACCTGAGATGGATGTGGGTGACTCACTTACCAAACATTGCAGAGATAATAACATCCCTTACTGCGTATTCCCTTGCAGCTTTAACGATCCAAGTTTAGTTGAGCTACTAAACGAACCTTTCAAAAGCTTAGGCGCAGATTGTGGAGTGGATAGAACTTTAGACAGTGATAACAATGTAATGTTTATGCACTTAGGAAGGGGGACCACTAAAAAGCATGGGCAATACAGTCGAAGAGGTAAGATATCTCATGCTGAATGGTTAGACATTTGCGATAAGGTCTTAAGGTGAAAATCTTTTTACATTATAATAGAGAAGATTGGATTATAGATCGTATGGCCATGGAGTTTCAATCGAGATGGCCTGATGTTATTTCAAAGTCTGTGGAGTCGTGTGACCTGATCTGGTCGTTGTCTCCGAAAATTCTTAGACACCCCACGATCCCAATCATAACTATGGTTCACCATGTTGATCCTACAAAGTATGATTCTTCCTTTTACAAGGCAATGGATTTGGGTACTTCCCATTACATAACTTTCTGCAACAAGACAAAAGAAGTTATGGAATCTTTACCAGAGTTTACAAAGAGTATTAACGTTCTTCCCTATTGGGTAAATACTGACTTGTGGAAAGAAAGCAATAAGGATGAGTGTCGGGTTAGTTTAAGTCTATCAAAGGAAAAGTACATAATCGGATCGTTTCAAAGGGATACCGAAGGTAATGACCTCATAAGCCCTAAGCTATCAAAAGGTCCAGATAGATTTTGCGACTATGTTGAGAAGGTTCAGGCTCAACGAGGAGATGTCCATGTCCTTCTAGGTGGCTGGAGAAGACAATATGTGATATCCAGACTGAAGAGGGCTGGTATACCTTTCACATACATAGAGAGACCTCCGATTGCTACAGTCAATACTATGTATAATGCCTGTGATTTGTATGTTGTGGGCTCAAGATATGAAGGTGGCCCTCAGTCAATTCTTGAATGTGCTATCACTAAAACTCCTATTGTTTCTACTGATGTAGGAATTGCTAAGGATATCCTTAGTCCTAAGTGTATTATTGATATAGAAAAAGACATGTATACTCCGAATGATTCAGATTTGGAGTATGCGTATAGTAAGGCTTTAGAGTTGTCCTTGGAGAAAGACTTGGGACATGTTTCTCTTTTTAAGAGTTTAGTAAAATGAAAGAAATTAATATTAAAGATAAATTAAAAGACCTGGAACATCCAGTTGAAACGCTAAGTCTTGGTGACTTTGACCAAATTGGTCACTTCACCGCCTACAAGAGTAGGTCTCCTGACTCCGAGCTATACCGCAGTAAAGGCTGCTTTTTCCGACCCAATTACGAAAGGGGGATGCTTATATACTCCCTGATAAAAAAATATGATGTTAGGAGTTACCTGGAGATTGGCTTTGGCAGGGGGTACTCTTGTATATGCGCTGCTAGAGCAATGAGCGAGATTGGAGGGGGTGAGATTACTACCATTGACCCCTTCTTTGATTATGGTTTGTGGGATCACTTATGTAAAATTTTCCCCACTGAATGGACAAGCAAGGTTAATGTTGTGCAAGAAAAGTCTCAAGACTACTTAAGTAGAAACAACGCTACCTATGATTTCATTTATATTGATGGTGATCATACTGCTGACGCGGTGAGGCAAGACTGGGAAAATACAAAAGATAAGTATGGGAAGCTCTTGTTGTTTGACGACTATCATAAAAAGCAAACTCAGTCAGATATCGAGTGTAGTCAGATTATTGACGAGATCGAAGATGATTCTAAAGAACTAATTATCATGGACAGACGTATCTTCCAGGACGATAGGGAGTTAAGTGATAGTGAGATTGATTACGGTCAAGTTTTATTAACTAAGGTATGAGAATTGTATTTGGAAATACCCCTAAAAAAGCTACCGCTGCTTGGGGTGGTGGAAATGTACTATTAAGTAGGCTCAGGGACTTCTTGGTTGCCAAGGGACATGATGTTGTGTTCCAGTTAGATGATACATGCGACTTGGCTTTTGTGAGTGACCCGAGAACAGCAAAGCATTTATATGAATCTGGATTACCTGTTGTTCAAAGGGTTGGTGACATAGGCACTCACGGTAAGCCGCAGCTAACAGCATTACTTCGACAAACTTTACCTTTTGCTGCTGCCATCATTTACCCGAGCCAATGGGCTAAAGATCAACTAAGTGTCTACGCGAGTATTCCTACTTTTGTAATTCCAAACGTCGCTGATAGCGATCTATTTAATAGGAAATTAAAAGTAGTTACTCACCATTGGTCTGATAACCCAATGAAAGGTAAGGAAGTTTATGAGAAGCTACAGAGAGATCAGGAGTCTTTAAATATTGAGTTTACTTTTATAGGACGCCCTTGTTTTGAGGTGCAGGAGCCTACTCGACATCTGCCTCCGATGACTAAAGAACAATTAGTAGAGGAGCTTCCGAAACACGACTTCTATGTAACTGCATCTAAACTAGAGGCGGGTGCTAATCATGTTTTGGAGGCCATGGCTTGTGGGCTTCCAGTGTTTTACCATATAGAAGGTGGAAGTATACCCGAGTATGTGGGTAAGCGAGGTGTCGCTTATAAAGATTACTCTGAGCTATACTCAATACTTTCTCCAATGAAGTCCTTAGACGAGGTCTGTGCGGAGTACTGTGATGTGATTGAAGAAGTTTATGAGAGTTCAAATAGGAATTGATGATCTTAGCCCACGACCTACTCAAAGCTTTGAGTTATGGCATAATGTTGAAAAACTTTTACAAGCGAATCTGAAAGTGGATTTGTTTGTGACCTTTGCTATGGTTAGGGATGGAGACGGTCCTTACTTTCTCGACCAGCACCCTGAGTTCGTTGATAGACTTCGCAAAGTTTCTGAAAACAGCAACGTAGCTTTAAATGTGCATGGATTCTTCCATAGTTCAAGCTCCCAAAACAACAATGATGAATTTTTGTATGTTCCTAAAGAAGAGCTTAATACTAGGTTAGAAATTATTGACGCTATGATTAGGAAATTAGATCTTAATTTCAAAAAAGTGTTCCGACCACCAGCGTGGAAAATAAGCCAGGAAGGGATCGATTTGTTGATTGATCATGGGTACACTCACCTTTCTCTGATGTCTAATTACCCTTACCTTAATAAGTGGTACGATAAGCTAGACTTTTCAAATATTAATGTGCATTGGTGTAACTCAAGTCCTCCTGATGTACCGCTTCAGAGCGGAGACCTTGCAGCCACTTATCACTTTTCAAGCCACTTAAAGAATGCTTTGACCGATACAAACGTAGAAGAGTTGTTGTCTAAAGTTGAAAACGTAGAACCTTACCATATATACCAAACATAATGGGTATAAGTAATTCCATAGTAGTTCCTTTTTATAAAGCCATAATCAAACCAAAGGGTGATGTAGCTTTACTAGGCTTCACCGACAATCAGATTTTTGAGGGAGATTGTTATGATCTCGCTTTTGGTAACTGGGATATTAACTCAGAATGGTCTCTGCCTAAGAAGTATGACACCATCATATCTACTAGGTGTCCCTACTTTGCAAAAGACCCTGAGTTATTTGTTAAAAAAGTTTATGATAACTTAAATGACGGGGGTGTGGCTTACTTAGATTGGGGTTTGGGTGACCACTGGAGATTTAGTAACTATAAGATAGGGTGGGTAAAAAATGAGGAGCATGAATATGCTTATAAAGACGATAACTATCTTTGGTCAGTCGCATGGGATGATTCTTATTCAGAGTTGCCCGAAGCTAAGAACTTTATTAGAGATTGTGTGAGGTTTGGCTATAATGACCTCAACGAGGCCATCAAGGCTGAAGTTCCAAAGATTCTAAATGTTAAAGAATTGGGTTACTGGGGAACTGTCTCAGTGAGCTTGTTACACAATCACACTAGGCCACAGTTATACATCTTGCTTGAGCTTAAAAAATGAATAAAAAGATTGCAATTATTGGGCATGGCTACGTAGGTAAAGCCATGGTAGACTTCTTTAAGGACCATTACGATGTCTTCATTTACGATCCTAAAGAGTATAATTCACATACGAAGGAAGAGATTAATCGATGTGATCTTGGGGTGATCTGTGTTCCGACCCCAATGCAAGATGATGGTGCCTGTGATACTTCAATTGTAGAGGAGGTGGCTAGTTGGTTAGATACGCCGTTAGTTATCCTGAAGTCCACTGTGCCAGTGGGTACTACACGAAGCATTGCTGATAAATATAAGCACAGAATGGTATTCGCCCCAGAGTATTGTGGCGAATCTAGTTACTGGTCTCCCTATGCTTTCCATACCGATGTGAAAGAAACTCCTTTCTTTATTTTCGGAGGATCTCCTGAAGACTGCACTGAGGCAATAGATTTTTACTTACCTATCACTGGGCCGATGAAGAAGTATCACCAGACCACTTCTGAAACAGCGGAGATGGCAAAGTATATTGAAAACTGTTTCTATGCCACTAAGATTGCATTCTGTAATGAGATCTATTCAATTTGTGAAAGTATGGGTGTTGACTGGAATGCTGTTCGCGAAGCTTGGCTGCTTGACCCGAGACTTCACCCCATGCATACCGCTGTCTTCAAAGACTCTAGAGGATTTGGAGGTAAGTGTTTGCCAAAGGATTTAAACGCAATGATTTCATTTGCGGTTAGCAATGGAGTAAACCCACTACTCCTAAAGTCTGTGTGGGAATCTAATGTACAAGTGAGGAAATGATGAACTTCAATACGTTTCAAGAAGCATGTAAACGAACTGCTAACCCTGACATCAGTTGGTTAGACGCTAACCTTAATTGGGCTCTTGGTATCGCAGGTGAGGCGGGTGAATACTGCGAGCTAATCAAGAAGCGTCACTTTCATGGTAAGGATCTAGATCTTCAAGATGCAAAAAAAGAGCTTGGGGATGTGCTTTATTATGTCGCTATGGCAGCCTCTAACCTTGGCATTTCGCTGCACGAAATTGCCCAGGCTAATGTAAATAAATTGCTTGCTCGCTATCCAAACGGATTTGTGAAAGGTGGTGGTGATCGCAGTGCCAATAATGATCACGAAGATGATGGCAACTAAGCGATTCGGCTTTTAAGTTTCTCGATTTCATCTTCTAGTAAGTTTGAGGCATCTACTAGGTTTCTCTGGTAGATGTCTGTATCTTCCTGGTAGCAGGGGTGGCACTGGCTATCACTTTTGATATCTGTGATCTTATCGAGAAGTTGCTGATGAAGGTCGGACATTAGTTCACCTGAGAAATTAAAGCTGCTGATGTCGAAATGAGAGAGAAGATCATACCCCAGAATAACCACCCTTGTTTCCAGGTTCTTCTCTCTAATAGATCAAGACTGCGCTTAATCTGCCTGTGATCCTCGACACATTTATTTAAGTTACTGAGGATTTCTGCCTGTTGTTTGGACAGCAGCACTTGAAGCTCAATAGTTTTAGCGTGAACTTCTAGTTGTTGATTGAGATCAGCCCTAGTCACTGTGTCGTTCGGGTTGGAAGGCATTGGTATACAAGTATTTAGTAATTTTGATGAATCCAGGTCTGGTAAAATGCAGATCAGTTGCTATACTTTAAGACATGCAAACATTCCTACCCTATCCTGATTTCGTAGCATCCGTCAAAGCCCTCGACTACCGTCGTCTTGGCAAGCAGCGTGTTGAGGCCATGCAACTGGTCAACAGCACTAACAAGCTTGCGGCCAACCCCAATGCTAAGGTCGGCTGGGCTAACCACCCTGCTCGCACCATGTGGCGTGGCTACCTGCCTGCCCTCAAGCTCTACCACAATGTCTGCATCCAAGAGTGGGTTGAGCGTGGGTACAATAACACGATGAAGTTTTATGATCTTCCTGATGATATTCAAATGCCCGACTGGATTGGCGACGATCGAGTCCACGCTAGCCATCGCTCTAACCTTCTTCGTAAGGATCCTTCTTATTATTCTGTTCATGGCTGGACTGAACCAGATAATATCGAGTATTTTTGGCCTGTAATCTAGGTCCATGACTATAATCATACTATGAACCCAGATGTGTTAGCTAGACTAAAGAACGCTTCTATGCTGTCTGAGCAAGAAGTGCAGTATGATCTTGTATCTACAGGATCTTATGCCCTTAACAAGATTGTGTCGGGCAAATATAATGGTGGTGTGCCCGTTGGAGCGATCACACAGTTCGTAGGCGCAGCATCGACTGCAAAGACTGTGTTTGGTACTCACATTTTACGAGAGGCTCAGAAGAAGGGTTACTACACAGTA